TCTGGCTGATTGAGTGCTGCGGTTGCTAGTTCATTAGCTTTCGCCAAGACAGCAGCCCTTTCATTCTGGGGAACACTCGTGATATCTATTTGACCGTCAAGATAAGCTTGAGCAAATGTATCTACACTAGAGACACCGCCAGATCCACCCTTACCACCAGGAAGTCTGTAGAGTTCTTTTGGTTTACCATTCTTACCAATATCATTTAGGTCGTAGTAGACATACTCACCCGTCCTTTCATCGGTTATCTTCTCTATATCCTGCTTCTTGGTGATAGCTTTTTCGGCTTCTGCCTTCAGGAAGGCTACGGACATACCGGATGCTTGTGAGAAGGCCTTTAGGTCTGCGTTGCTCATTACTGAGAAGGCGGCCGGGTTCTTGAGGTATCGGTCAATCTGGTCTTGTACTAACTTCTGCTGGTAACGGTAATCATCCTTAGTCTCTCGGTATATATCAAATGCCATATCCACCTGTCTTCGTTGGTTATTTATACTCATCTCCAAATCACCAATGTTAGTCATTACATTCTTCATAGCCCTTTCGTTTACTGTGAGAAGGTCGGTTACTTTTTTTCTAGCGAGAGCTTTGGGGAGGTTGGGGTTATCCTTGATTTCGTTTATCTGTGCTGTAAATATCTCGTCTGTGGCTCGTACTTGTTTCTTCAATATATCCAACTGTGCCTCATCCCTTATGAGGCTGGTGTTTTGTGCTTCATATCGGTCAAGAGCACTAATCATTGCATTCTTTTCTTCTGGGTTCTGTAGAGATTCAAGGAAGGCGAGCCTTTCAGGGGAGTCTTCGGTCATTGGTGGGCGTTCCTGTGCCTGAACAGCGAGGTTCTGATATGCAGACTGGAGTTTATCTCCAATATCAAGTAAAACCTGTTGTCTATCTGCTCCACCATAGCCTTCCATTTGTCCCACAGCCTCAGTCATTTGTTGTACCCAACCCGCATCAATAACGGGCTGAAGTTCTGGAACTTCTGGTCCAGTCGGAACGCCCTCTGACATTCCAGCTAAAGCACTACCAGTCATCTGGTTGGTTCTATCTTCTACCGAGCCGATTGTCTGAGTTCCGCCTTTATCATTCTCCCTTTCTTCTTCATCTGATTCTGGTTGGCCAATAAGAGAACTCATTGTTCCACCGCCCCCCCCTCGATATCCAGAAGCACCCTCACCCACAGCTCCCTGGAAGCTTGTAGAAGGAGTTGAATTAGCTGTTGTAAATCCTGAACCACCAGAACCTGTTAGACCTTCAAAACCTACTTTAGGAGTAATATAATTACCCTTAGCATCTATGTAAGGATTACCTTGGTTTTTATTAGACTCTCTGCCAAATTGGTCTACTGGTGCTGTCCAGACTGGTGCTTGTGATTGACCAGTGTATGTAGATGGGCGAACCCCACCAGCTGCGTGGAGGTTATAAGCGTTATTCTGACCACCTTGAGCATCGTAGAAAGTCGTTCCACCAGAAATAATATTTGTATTCTTAGTGTATTGACCTGTTGCACGATTATAAGACCCCGTACCTACTGATGTGCCATCGGCTTTGTCTTCATAAAAAGAAAGCGTTCCAGTTTTCAGAGGGTCTGGTTTAGTGGCGTTGGGAGAGGGGTTGAGTGGGCCAGTAATGTTAAGAGCACCTGTTATTGCAGATGCGGTATTACCTAGGGCGCCACCAACAGTGGACGCAACATTCTTGATACCCCCCCATAAACCTGATAGGAAATTCATAGCTTAAAGTTAGATTATATAGTTAATTTTGGCGATTTATCCAACGACAATGGAAATTAAGGAACCTGTTGCTCCAGCGGTTCCTGCTGTCCCCGCGTTACCACCAGCTCCAGCTGGGCCAGTTGATGCGCCTCCCGTGCCCGCAGCCCCAGCTGCTCCACCCGCACCACCATTGGCGGTTTCTGTTCCAGAACCAGTTCTTACGCCATAAACCAAAAGAAGAACTCCTCCAGCACCCCCAGCACCACCACCACCCCCACCACCTCCGCCTCCTCCACCGTTGGAGCCGTTATCTGGGGCTGGAGTGGCACCGCTGCCTCCGTTACCGCCAGCCCCGCCAGCCCCGCCATCACAGGAGATAGTTCCATTGTTTACTAGGCGGTAGGCGAAGATAACTAACATTCCACCGGGTGCTCCAGAACCACCACCCCCACCACCTCCGCCTCCTCCAGCGACAGAGTTTATACCAGAACCGCCTACTCCACCACCTCCAGCTGAACCAGAAGAGGCACTTCCTTTTAAGAGCGCAAAAGTGTCAGAGGGTTGTGTGTCTATCAAAAGGTAAGCAGATTGTGGCGAGCGAGGAATATTGTAGACCGTTCCAGTTTTAGAACCACCATTACCTCCAGATCCCCCAGCACTCCCACCACCAGCCCCACCACCATTACCTCCAGACGCTCCGCCACCACCACCAGAACCCGCAGCACCTAATGATTTAGCAACATCAGTTCCCGCTGTTCCATTGCTACCCGTAGAACTACCCTGGGTTCCCCCAGCACCACCAACCTTGCCCGCCAGTGTTGCGGGCAGAGAACCCTGAGCGTGTGCAGCGGCAGAGGCATTTCCAGCGGATCCAGAGGAGCCTGAGGTTCCAGCCGTTGTTGAACCAGCACCCCCATTTCCACCATTACCCCCATTTCCACCATTTGCATGAATGGTTCCGCTATTCCTTAATTCTTTTGAGGCAAATATTCTGAATCCGTTGCCTTTTAGGGTGACGCCTGATTTAACAATGAGTTTGCCGGCGAATAAGTCTCTTGAGAGAGTGTAGGTGGTTCCAGAACGTGAGGAGAAGTCGTTAAAGTCTGTAGTACCATCGAGAGTAATATCACCATCTGAACCATCACCGAATGAGTTAGCTCTGGTGGCGGCTCTTAGGGTTTTCTGTGAAATACCTGCAAGGTTACGAGGGTTAATAGCCCCAATTTGTGATTTGAGTTCTAGTAGCTCTTGTTCTATTTGAGCCAACCTCTCGTCTTCTGATTGAAATATGTTTTCTTCTTGCATGACTACGTCGTTAGACTATTTGGGTGAAGGTACCTTTTGGGTGGTCATCTTTAATCCAATTGAAGTTACCTTGGGTGAAATGGCTCCGTTAGAAACGATTTGTATTTTAACCTTTCCAGCCTTTTTCTGTGAGTGGGATTTCAGCTTAAACTCACCCTGTACTGCACTTGTAGTATTGAGTGAAGTTCCATCTGCCCTAAACACTTCCACGAGTGAGCCGTAGTCTGAGGCGAAAGATACATTTACATCCGTTGAGGCTGGGAGAGGCTGGGTGGAGACATAGACTGATTCAAAGACCTTATTAGTATTTGGTGCGTCGTCGTCTATGACAACTGATTCATAGATTGCATTGGCGGAACGTGAAGGAGAGTTGGCGGACTCACATCTAGCGTTGGAAGCAGTTGTATTATCCACATAAGAAGCGTAGAAGTTTGGTCCGAGAATAAAGAGGGCGGTGGGTTTGTGGTTTGTTATCGTGGTTGTAGAAAACTTCTTTGAAAGGCAGAGGGCGACTGGTTTGTCGTCATCTAACTGACCAAGAGCATAGACCCCTGTTTTATCTGTCTTATTTAGACCAAAGTAAGTTATACCACCCTTAACAGCAACCATTTTAGGTGAGGAGATTGGTTGAGTTGCTGTGTCGGCAGCCACGTTTAGGAGTTCGATTCCAGGAAGTTTCTGAGGGACTGAACCTTGATACGCTCCGTTGAGTTGGAAGATTAAAGCCTGACCGTTTTGAGCACACAAAATTCTGATTGTTTCTTTGTAGTTAAGCACCCACTGAGGGCCACCCATTGAGATTTCAAAAGAGTCGTCGTAACCGTCAAACTCTGATTCCGCTACCGGGACAAGATCCCACCAGAACCCCTTTGAAACATTAAGAGACTTGTCTGCATGGCGAGCCAAAATAAGACATACTGTTCCTACCGGGGTGAGGTCTACAGCAACCCAGTTCAAGGGAAGATTGAAAGCCTTATCAGTGAACACCCCGTCTTGGTCTACTGTGGCTATAGAGTTGCCATTTGTTACATGAAGTGTACCGGCAATTACTTTCATTGAAATGCGGTCAAACGAACCCGTGAGACCTGTTAGAGTTCCCACTTCAGCTTCATTCGTACCGTCGGTCTCTACTCTCATTAGCTTACAGACATTTCCAGCAGTCTTATTTACATAGTAAAGCCAGTCATCATCTGCCGCCGTAGTCTGGAAATATTGTATTGGTGAGACTGAGTATGAAAGATTTGTTGTGTCTGCGGAGGTGAAGAGTGTGGCAAAAGAACCAGGGTCATTAGATCCACCAGTAGCCACACTTACTATTCTTACTTTATTAGCGGCGGTTTCTTTACCCAGCCCATAGACTGTACCTGAGTTATCTGAGGTGTAGGCGTAGACTTCAGTAGAGGCTGGCATAGAATCTGCTGAGAAGATTTGTTCAGCTTGGATGTAGTCAGCGTTTGAGAAGATGTCTATTTCCTCAAGGTTTGAAGCACCACCAACAACCTTAGATTTTTCGTCTCTTTGAAGTCCTCCGTACCACTGGCGTATAACTTTTAGCTTAGTATTCATATTATCTTGCTATCTTCTTAAGAAGCTCTAAAAAGGCGTATGTCCCTAGTATAGCACCCCCTATCATGGCGATGCCTTTTAACAACCAGACTGAGATTCTGTTAAACCCAGATACAGAGCTAAAGATTTTATACATCTCTTGGGTTTTGGTATCAATAGAATCCACCTTTTCAGACAGGCTTTTAATCATACGATGAAGCTCCTCATCTCTGTCTTTGTGTGCTCTTTCTGCTGTTTGTTGTTCTGTCATGTTAGTTTAGGTTTTCCATGTTACATTGACATTAAGTGAAGTCTTCTGGCGGAGCCTCCACCTGCGGCAGCCGCCGCATAGGTTATCCCATCTCCTGCGTTATAGAGGTCTAGGACATCTCCGTAGTGGAGGGCACGGGAGTAAATGGCGGTTTCATCTATGGTTCCGTCAAGGTAGCGAGTGGCACTTGCTGAGTTTTCAGAACTAAGACCGCTTCCATTCGTGGGCAACCTTGTTGTGGCACCAGTAAGGGTGGCAGAGGCTATCCCGTCCATGTAAATGATTACGTTGCCAGAGGCGTCTATAGATACAGCATAGTGGTGAAAGTTGGTGTCGCTAACAACGTGTGAAGAATGATGCCAACCTACCCCATGGTTAAGGAAGGAGATTGTGCCATCAGTTTTGCTTTGCCCGTTTATCATCAAACAATACCCAACCCCCGTAGATGTGGCGTTTCCGTTTGTCCAAATGGTTTGTTCTGTGGTGGCTGTGTTGGTTGTTTTTGCCCAACAAGAAATCGCCACAGATTGATAGGCGTTTACCCAAAGGGTTGATGACCGAAGTGAGTCTTCGTCGGCCCTAGTAAACACAGCTCCATTACTTATCTTTCCCGTGCCACTAGCTACCGTGTTTCCATCTGTTAAGGTGTTGGCGGTTGCCGTGCTATCTGCTCTATTGCCACTTGCCTCATCTAGTGTGTAGTAAGAAACAAGATTAGTCTCAAGATAAGTAGAACCTGAAACCTGTGTAGCTCCCTCCCAAGGTCTATCAGTAGAGAATACTGGCGAACCTGTTGCCGTGAGGGTGTTTGAGTTACCAGAGCTGTCTGTGTAGGCGTTGTTGAAGTTCCATTCTCCTACAAGGTTGGCGTCGGATACGTTTTCGGTGTGGGCATCAGCTACGATTTCTGCTTGGGTGCGGATGTCGGAGAAGACACGAACGTCTTTAATGAGTCCGTCATAAAACTCGGAGCCGTTAAACTCTGAACCCAAAAAGAAACCACCAGAGGTGTTGTATATCCCAGCTGTGCTTTTAGTCACAGCCTTTGTTAGGGCGACACTTTTTCCATTCTTATAAAATACAGCAGTATCGGCAGAGTCGTCATAAGAAATAGCAAGGTGAATCCATGTTCCCACGTCTGCCGATGTGATAACCGCAGCATCACTGTCGCTGGTGTGGAATTTTCCTGCATCTGCTGTCCCATCTGCTGAACAGCTAAATCTTAGTTTATCTGTGCTCAGCAAGATGAGAGAGTAGCCACGCAGGTTTCCTGCCCCCCACTTAGATGTCAAAACAAAGTTTCCACCAGCAGTTGATGGCAGTTGTTCTACCTTTAGCCAATACTCAAAACTACAATCAGCAGCAAGGTCAAGTCCTGTCTGACTTGCATCAGCTATACTGGCGTATTGTGAGCTACTTCGCTCTAAATCTAGTGAGTGGGTGCTCATAGGGTTTGGCTTACAGGAAGCCTAAAATATCTTGGTAATACCCCTTTTCGACCATAATTGGGGGTTTTCTTGTGGCAAGGAACACAAAGCGTTCGGGCTATATCTAAGCTCCAAAGTCCCTCGTGTGCCATCGCCCCGTCTAATGTTTTGATTTCACCATCCCTTAGGATTTCCGCAAATGACCTTGGGTAATGGTCAGCATTTAATTGGTTGCTCTTGGTGGAACCGCAAAGCTGACAGGTATGGCTATCTCTCTGGAAGATACTTGTTCGCCAATCCCAATACTTTCGTGATTCTCTAATTGCTCTGTAGAGAGGCGTAATTCCGCCTTTCCAGTTCACATTCTTTTCTCCCTTCTGGAGGGCGTTGCCTTTTTGAAAGCCAGCCCCCGTTCCCTCTGTCCACCCCTTCAGCCCCTTATTCCAAGGGATTCTGCCTGTCATCACTTCGTACCACTTCTCTGTCTTCTTCTGGGCGTGAACCGTGGTGGCGTAACAAGCGTGATTACAGAATCTTGCTGTGTCGGCTCGGTATGGGTATACGAAAAACTCGCCAGAACAAACCTCGCAAGTCTTACTTATTTTTGGTCTAGTGAGTGTTGTTTGTGCCATTTTATATCAATTCCCAAGTATCAGTGGCGGTTTTAATAAGTCCTCTACTACCGTACTGCTCAGCTATTCCAAGGGCTACCGAAGCTGGAGCGTTTATTGTTACCCCTGCACCCGCTGCAATAGTAGTAGAGCCAGCACCTAGTTGTTGCACCATTATCTTTGTGCCTGTAGGGAAGGCTACAGAGGAGTTAGGTGGGACTGTGAGGGTGTTAGCAGAGACGTTGCTCATTGAGACAAACTTAGAAGCGTCACCAATAACTAGAGTATATGTAGTACCTGTTTGGGCGTTTATCGTAGTGTTCTTGAAAGCTACGTCATTTCCCTCCACCGCCAATACTCCAGCTGCACTTCTTGAAAGAGTGGTGTCAGTAGCGTGACCGAGTTCGATATTCCCTGCTGTTGTTACTGTGCCTGTGAATGAAGGAGAGGCGAGAGGGGCCTTGTCGCCAAGTTGTGTTTGAATAGCACTTGTTACACCTTTTACATAGGTTAGTTCTGTGAGGGATGGGTAGGTGGCGACCGCTAGGGAAACCAAGTCCTTATCGGCGTTTGTGCCAACAATCTCTGAAGCTGTGAGGGAGGTGGCGTTTAAGATTCCTGTTGAGAGAGTGTCATCTGTAGTATCGAAGGTTAGGGCGGAATCGCCTTCTACTTCAGTGGCAGAAGTCCATACAGCTAGTTGGTTGTCTACGGGTGTACCCGTAACGCCGACAGCTCCTGATGGACCCATTGGACCAGTAGCACCTGTTGCTCCTGTACTTCCTGTGGCTCCGGTATCCCCCTTAGAGGCTAGAAGTGCCCAGTAAGTAGTGTTTGGTGGTTCGTTATTTGTAGAGTTGGCGATGCACACGTAAGAAGAACCACCGTTGTCAACGATGTCACCTATGGTATATGAGGTTCCTGAGTCCCATGTCCCAAGAGCTAATTCGCTTAAAGTTTTACTTGCCATTTTAGTTTCTTGCTACTGTTGAATAAGAGGTGGAGTTTCTGGCGGAAGTCGAGTATGCGGTAGAGCCCCAGAGGATTAAAGTCTCATCTTCGTTCTCACCCACCAAGATGTTACAGAGGTCTGGTGTGAACAAATAAGCAAGCCTCTGCAGGGCTGGAGCAGGGGTGTAAGAAGTGCTATTCCTACTGACATTGCTATAAGAAGTCAACTTGGCGGTGGTTAGGTATTAATCTGTTCCCTCCATCCTTATTACGAGTGGAGTAAAATTGGCGAAGTTCAGCCCTCAGTTGCTCGTACTCCCCTCTCCACCTATCAACTTTTGAGGTATCGTTCACCATCAGCCAGTCAATAGATGCCCCTATAGAGAGGATACGACCAAATGGTTCCGCGAGGGCTGGCTCCTGAGTGGTGTCTGCTGTAGTGAATTGGTCAATTTCAGGTGTGTAGAAGACTCGCCCACCATCAGTTAGAGTAACCTGTCCTGAAGCTGGAGCTGGGTAGAGGTACATATCCTCACCCTTAATGTCGTAATATCTTGGGATACCTGAGGTTTCCATCAAGTCTGTGATAGTCCTCTGCATGACAGGGTCATTTAGATCAATCTCCTTTAGTCTGAAAGAATTTCCACTGGCGTCTTTGATTTCAATAGCCCATAATTTCAGAAGATCAGCAGGAAGTGCGTATTGTCTTTGACCATCCACCAAGGTAAACACCTTCTCTGGAAGCACATTGAGGTTAATAGAATCGTGGAACTGTTGGCGACCTTGGGTTCTTAAGACATCACTAACACCCTTATAATAATGGCGGTTTAGATTACGAACCTTGTCGGCTGTTGGATAAGATGTTGAGTCTGTGCCACAGATGAAATCTATATCATCTAGTATGCCAGCACTATTTCCGGGATTTATCTGCATTCTCTAAGAGTATGTCCTACCTTTAAAACCTTCAAATTACAACGGGTCTTTTGTATTGAGAGGTGTGGTGAGTAATGAGTTCTGCGACCCATTTAACATCACCCTCAGTCATTGAATTGTACACAGGAAGTAAAAGCCCGTGGTAGTACCACTTCTCACCTATTGGGTCTTCCATTCCATTAGCCCACGGCTGTAAGGACATCGGAGAAAAGAACCTGCGTGAGTCACACCCTTGGGATTTGAGATAATATTGAGCTTTTTTGGCGTTTGGTACTTTGACGTCATAGAACCAAAGCACGTTTCTTTTAGGTAATTTAACGCTTTCAGGTAAATATTTGTCATACCAAGCCTCTATTTTCTTTCTTTTTTCTAGTATGAAGTCTATTCTCCCTGCTTGAGCCACTCCTATGGATGCTTGTAGATTGGTTATTCTGTAATTGTGTCCTATTTTGGGGTGAACCATTGACCTTTCTTTATCAAAATACATATTTGCTAAACTTCTCATTTCATCCGCAAACTCCTTACGATTAGTGAGACACATTCCACCCTCTCCAGTGGTTAAGATTTTATTCCCATAAAAGGAGTAGCAGGCGATATCTCCCTCAGGCATTATGCCGTGGGCTTCTGCCATGTCGTCTATTACTGTTAGGTTAGGGAATTGAGCTTTGAGTCTGGCGACGTACCCATCAGGATAGGCTTTTCTTCCATAGAGGTGGACAAAAACCACCGCATCGTGGTCTGTCACTTCACCTTCGTTGCCAGGGGTTCCAGGAGTAGAGGTCATATAATCCACCTCCAGTCCCTCATAGTAAGCCCCCCATACAGTACCCGCCATTGTAAGGTTTGGCATTAGAATCTTTTTGGCTCCAGAGGCTTTGATTGCCAGATGCAAGGCAGTGGTACCAGAGTTGCACGCCACGCCAAACTTACGCTTATTATATTCAGCCCAAGTTTTTTCAAACTCGCCAATAAACCTCCCTACTCCTATTTGATTCTCTATGATGGATTCGTAGGCGTTACTCTTCTCAATTTCTCCCAAATCAGGCTGAGCCATTGGGAGAACTATAAACTTGGAGATCCCAACTCTACTCATAATCCCACTTGTTACCGTTATACTTAAAGTATTTAACTGTTCTTTTTAATGCCTCTTCTAGCGAGATTTGTGGGCGGGTTTCTATTACTGAGTAGAGTTTAGTGTTGTCAGATTGCAGGTGGTTTATATCCCATGGGCGAAATCTGGTCGGATCGGGGGTGACAGTTTCAGCACCCAACATTTTGGCTAGGTCGTACATCTTAACTCCAGACTCAGAGCCCATGTTATACACCTCGCCAAAATGTCCTTTCTCTAGGAGTTCAGTGGCCATTCTCACAGCGTCACCCGCATATTGGAAGTCTCTGAAAGTGTTGTTGCCTAATTTGATGTGTGGACTCTTGTGCACCTGTTCGATTATCACAGGAATGACGTATTCATGTGTCTCCCTTTCACCCACGCAGTTAAACTGCCTCATCGCTATTGCTGGTGTTTTGGCTTCTCGCCAACGAACCTGCACCATATGGTCTATTGCCAACTTAGTAACCCCGTAAGTGGAGTGTGGGTCTGCTTTATAGTTCTCATCTATTTTATGTGGTGGTGCGTCACCATAAATCTCAGCACTTGATACCTGTAAGATACCCTTTACTCCAGCTCTGTGTCCCGCCTGTAAAACATTGAAAGCCCCGTTGAAGTTTATATCCACAACGTGCTTTGGTCGCTCAAATGACACTGGTATATATGGCTCCGCAGCGTAATTCATCACATATTCAATATTGTTATCGAGGAAGATTCTGTACAATTCATCTTCTGAGTGGGTGATGTCGCACCACACAAACTTAGCCTTTGGATGTTTGAATTTTTTCAAGCCGGTGATGAGGTTGTCTAGCACTAGAACATTACAGTCCCTGTCATCAATAAGGTGGTCTACTAAATGTGAACCCAAGAATCCCAGTCCCCCGATTACGCAGACATTAGAGTTTTGTATTTTTCTTTCAGATTTTGCCATGAATTTTCTTGTCCCCAGGTTATCCCCCTTGTAGATAACTCAACTATATCACGACCATAAAAAGAATCTATAGTATTTGCAATGGTTTTTGGGGATAACACCGCACTATCGAACTCGCAAGCTATCTTTTCTTTCTTATAGTTATCCACAGGTATAAGGGGCTCCTTGGGTAACCATGTATTAAATGGGTATCTGTCAGTGCTCATCACCACCATTCCACTGGCGAAGGCTTCTTGGATGGGGAGAGAAAGCCCATTGAACTTTTCAGGAAAAACAAAGACATCACCCTCGTCCCAGATGTTGTCAAACGTTCCTTGTCTGTAATCAATCCTAGGGTCGTTTGGAACCTTGAGTGGCACCTGACTACGCAAGATGAGTTTAATAGGGCTCTTGACGTACTGTAGAGCCTCAAGGAGCTCTTTGGTGCCATTCCTACCTCCTAACCCTCCGTTCCCCGCGTTGTGGACATATATTTCCGCCCTCTTCCTGATACGGGGATTAAGTTTGGTGATATCCACAGGCACTGTTACTTGTATTATTTTCATGCCAATGTATGATTATGTGTATGCCATTCAAAAAAGGAAATATTCCGGTTAACTCTTTCCCCAAGGGGGTATATCAGGGGCACGGATTCAAAAATGGAAACAAGCTCGGTTTTAAAAAAGGTCATAACCGCAATTCGGGTGAGAACAACCCTCGATTTAAAGGGAGAATACTCCGGGCGGGCTATTGGCTTGTTTTTAAGCCCAACCATCCGTTTTGCAATAAAGGAAAGCGTGTCCAAGAACACCGACTGATAATGGAAGAGCACCTTGGTAGACATCTGACGAAAAAGGAATGTATACATCATATAAATGAGATTAAGTCTGACAATCGGCTTGAGAATCTGATGGTTTTTCCTGACAGTGCGTCCCATACTCGATATCATGCCCTTTGTAGAACTGAGAATAAAACTCAAAGTCCAACGCACTCGGACACAAAACCATGTCCGGCATGTATGGAAATGGGTGATTAGACACCTCATACATTGGCATCATTACTGTCTTTTTACCTTGTTCCCTCGCCTGCGGGACGATGTTCCAGTGGAAGAATGTTTCGATACCGAAGATGACATCGCTTTTGGCGAGGAGTTCTTCTGTCGAATGAACAATAGACTCTCTGGGATACCAGTCCCGAAAATTTGGACGTGTTGTGTGTTCATGAATTAAAATATAATCTATTAAACCGTTTCTGTAAAAGTCTCTGGCTAGATACCCAAGCCCTTGTTCCGTGGCAAGTAAGATAGCGCCGACTTTAGAGGACTTCGTATTCATAACTGGTTGTGTATTCTAGGATTAGTAATTTCTTGGCGACCCTTTTTATTTCTTTTTCCATTTTATCCCATTCAGCTTGTCCGAGGTTTGAGACAATCATGTGTTTTATCGACACACAAAACGCCCAATCAAATTCATTCTCTTTGAAAGGAAGCTCTTTGAGGTCTGCCTGTATGAATGTTTTATCGGGGTAGAGTTCTTTGGCTTTTTTAATGAAGTCTGGTGAGAAGTCTACACCAGTGTATTGGTCAAAGTGTTCAGACCACCTACCATATCCACACCCAGCGTCTAACACATTACCTGAGACAAGTTCATCTAATATCTTGGTGTGGTCACGATTCAGTCTTTTCCAGTCGTGTTGAGGGGTGATGTAAACAGAATGCCACTCCTGCTTGGCAGACTCTATCCTCTCCTTCCAAAATTCCTCTTTATTTACTGGTTTTAACATGTTCTATGAGTTTCTCCACCCGTTTTTTATAGGTGAAGTTTTTAACGCAATACTTGTAAGACTTCTTTCGCTGTCTCTCCCTTTCTTTGGGGTTGGCTAAGTAATAATCTACTTTTTCTTTTAACTCGTCCAACGTTTTGTAGTATACCAGATTGTCTCCCCATTCTTCGTACAATTCCTGCAAATAGGGGTGGACAAGAAAAGCACCAGAACCTACAAGTAAGTAGACACGATTAGACCAGTAAGAGTTATCACTTGGAAACTTCGGTGCGACAAATATTGGTATTGAAGTGCAGATGTTATTTAGATTCCTGTTAAACTGGTGGCTGTATATCTTAAATCGTTTCTTGTAAGTCTTTTCTAAGAAATCGGTTAGTTCTTGGCGTTCTCCGTAAGGAAGTCCAACAAAGGCGACGTCTATGTTTCGGTCTTCGTATTCCCCTGGCGTGGGGTCGCCAATACCCTGTCTTAGTACAATGCACTTTTTATAGTTGCGCGCCCACGTTCCGTCAGTCATAAAGAAGTAATCCACCTTGGGATATATTTTATGAAACCACGCTATTCTCTGATTCCAGATTTTATCAAAATACCAACATACTATTTTTCCTGTGAACTCTTTGGGGGGATTGAAGTGTTTGTGGAATAGATAAATATCCCCTTCACCATCTCGCACCACCTCGTGTCCCAGTTCTTTTAAGGCTCGTTCAATGTGTCCTTCGGTATCATCGGATTCCCCAGAATGTGGTTGGTTGTAGATTATACGCATCGGATATACATTATCCCGTCTTCGTCTGGGTAGAAATCTGGTAATAGAACGTTACTGGTGAAACCTGTTTTCATGTAAAACATCTGGGCTACTGCATTTGAGGCTCGTGTAATGGCGTAGATTCTTCTGGCTTGGGTTTTGGTGAGCATTTCATCAACCATCTCTCTACCCACACCCTTCCTGCGTTCAGACTTAACGGCGATGTCTACTATCTCAGCAGTCTCGCCACCACCCTCTCTCCAGTAGAGATAGTCCTTTCCTTTATTCTTACTTATCTTTCTAATTTTCATGGCGTGATACAGGTGTGCCGTCTACTAATTCAAACCCGTTTCTTTTGAGGGTTTCTTTTAAGTGTTCAACTGGAATGTCAATCACTTGTCCTGCTGGGTTTTTCACAAACACAAACTTTCTGTTTCTGTCTTCTATTTTTCGGGGCATTTTGAAGTGGTAAGTTTTAACATCATTGGCGACCTCGTTGTGTAGCTCATCTTCATTGAATGGGGTTATAGGAGCATCTGAAGAGAGGAATCGATAATAGTCTGGTGAAAGGTGGGATTGTTTGGGGTCGTATTTGTTGTATCTCTTAACTCTTTCATCCCGTGCTTTTTTAGTCTTGAGTCCGTAGTGTTTGACTATGAATGGGGCGTAGTTGCCAAAGATATAGCAGGCTTTAGGGGCGAGACCACAGTGAACGGGTTTTCGTTCCCATTCCAGTCCATACTCGGGGTCTGGTTTGAACATTCGCACATTCCACCTGCTCCACTCTCTTGAATAACCCTTTCCGTAAAGATTGACTACCCAGAAGTAATAACCTAATCCACCTCGACTGGCGAGCTTTTCTAATTCTTCTCGATTGAAGTGAGAATCGAACACCTCGTCAGCGTCTAAGGGAATGACCCAGTCTGGATCTAGGGGCATTATATGTTCTTTCAAGAGGTCTTCTTTGATAGCCCACTGGTGTTTACCCCACTCTCTGTTGTCTTCAGATGTATAAAAGCCGTACTCTTTAACCAAGTTTTTTTCCTTTTGAGTGGCGTTGCAGAAACATATTACTGTTTCATCACACAAACGCTTAAACTCCTCAAGTGTTGCTTTGAGGTAGGGTTCATTAGGACCAACGATAGACATCCCAACCGCCTTCATTACTTTTCCTCTTTAGGCTTCTCTTTGGGCTCCTCCAACGTGCTAACAATTTGAATGATTTGATTCACCTCTTCTACTGAAAAGGTTGTGGTTTTCTTTTTCAAGAATGCAATTAGTTGTTCTTTCATCATTTTATGAATGCTAGAAATTCCTTGTTAAAGCTAATGGTGTCTTCGAGATTAGAAGCCTTTAGTTTGGTTTGGGCGGCATCTTCCTCAGACTGAGACTCTGCCCTGTGAAGATAGAAATCTCTAAGTATCTCCTGCTTAACTATTTCTGTCTCCGTCTTCTCCTTGAGTTCCTTTTTTATTTTTGCGTGCATATTGTTTACCTTTTTTAACTAATTCTTTTAATGTGCCCTCTGTTTTGGTGGGCTTGGGAAGGCGACCCTCCTTTTGGGCTTTTTTAATCTCGTCTTCCCACCACCTATCCAAGAGCTTTTCCACCTCTTTATCCACAGCCCACTCTTTCATCTCGAGCATTTTAGACTGTTTGATAAGTAAAACACGTTCTTTCGCCTTATCTGTAATGTCTTTGTCTTCCAAGGCTTTGTCTAAGAGCTCTAATGTGGCGGGGAAGGAGAGCTGTTGAGTCATCAGCTTGGTGCTGATTTCCTCTGGAATACTGGCGGACATTCGCCTTAATTCTTTTGATACTTTACTGTTCATTTTCTTACTCTTTTGCCCATCATTGCTAATATCTCTTCTCTTTTAGAGGAACTACTAGAACCAATTTCAATGTCAAAGTTTCTTGGTTGTCTTGGGGTTAGTTTGGCTTTCTCCAACTCTTCATTAAAAGCCCCTGTTACCAGTTTTTGAGAGAAGTTTTGTAGTTGTGTTTGTACTCCCTCCAATTCCTTTTTAGCAACTTCTCTGAGTTCTCTTACTCTTTTTACCTTAGGGTCGGTTTCTTCTAGGAGGTCGTCATAGAGTAGGCTGTCTTCTGTTGAGATATACCTGTCTAGTTTCTCTTGCAGGACCTTGAGTTGTTTTTCTATTTCTATCTTTTTGCTCCTAGAACGGTTTATTTTTTCTTGATAAGTCTTGCCGTCAGAGACCCCCACTATCTTAAAGTCTCTACGTTGCCAATTTGAAGAACTTCTTAGCGTATTCCACGCCTCTCGTTCAGAGCAGGCAAAGACAAAGCCATCACCCCGTTCTAAAAAGAACAAATCGCCATCATCAGTTTTTTCTTCCATGGTTTAAGTATAGTCATTGACATACAAAAAACAACCCTTTCGGGTTGCTTCTTGGGGATAAATCCCTAAGCTGTTGACTTAAGAAGTCACAGATGATGTGTTGGCGTTTACCAATACGGCTGCTGGTTCACGAAGAACTCCAACTCCGTAGATGGTATCTACAACTGCGAGTGTTCCAAGGTTTTCAAGCTTGTACTCCATTTGGGCACGAGCCATTCCACCTGATAGGGTCTGTACAGCAAGACCGAACGCATCCTTGTGAAGAAGGAGGTTGCGGTATGTCTGAAGACCAGAAACAACACGAGAAGATGTGAATACAGGGATGTCATAAAGATGTCCCTTGAATTCTTGTCCTCTCTTGTTTTCGATAGGTCCAAGAACACCAGATGTAAGAACGGACTTTTCGCCACGCTGATTAGCATCGTAGTATTTCTGAATACCGGAAATCTGCATCCAATAAACTGTTGGGTGGAAGAACCACGCACAGTCTGAAAGCTCGTAATCGGTAGAGTCGAGAGCGTCAATAGCCTCACGAATCTCCTTGTCGGTAAGAACGGTAGCGGTGTCACCAACGGTGTTGGTTGTAACGCTTGACCATAGGGCGAAGAGTGAATCTTCGATGGTCCTGATAAGAAGGCGCTTTGCCTCTCTTATGTATGCCTCATTAAGAGGATACTTTGAAGCCAACTGCTTCATATCCTTGTCGCCAATAATCCAAGCGATGTATCGGTGGTTATTAACGGTAAGGGTTACGTCTACAGAAGCTACTGATTCATCAACTACTGCGGCTCCCTGAGTAGTTTGAGTTCCTACTGAGAAGACGTTAGTGAAGATGTCTGGAACGTGGACGATGTCACCACCTGCCACCATATAAGGTGAAAGGTCGCGAACGAAGTTGGCAATGGTTACTGGAGGAAACTTAGGTTCCTGAAGTATGTCTGACCAAATCTCCAATACTGTAATCTCTTATTACTAAGAGTGTCGGACTGTCGCTTCCTTAAAAAAGGTTGATTCACTCAGTCTCTCACGGTACCTCTTCTATGAATTTGACGGAGTTGGTCATACAGTTCGTCTCTCTTGGTCCAGTTTTCTTCGCCAAGGAGGTGTCCTGCACCATTGGTGCAGTTCTTGAACTTAAACATTATTTCAGCCTCATTCTTTTTAACTCTCATGTAGGGGTAGGTTTTTTGCAAGAAGTCCATTACTCTGGCGTTTTTCATTGTCCAGCAATAACTTTCATTTGCATTACCTTTTGCCTTACGAGTTTCAAAGGTTCCCCCATAACTTTGATAAAGCCAAGTAATTATGGGTTTATCTGTCATGGCGATTTTAAGAACGGGGCAATAGATATAATCCTTAACAGAACTGAAACTTTTTTTGTTTCCTTTCTTACACTTTAGAATACCTATATACCCCTCTCCATCAATCAAACCTGCGAGATAGGCCGCCTGAAGTTTTGACATTATAGCCATAACTCCAGTGTTTAATATATGTCCAAATCAGTCAAAGTACAGAAGGGCTTCCGCCCTGTTACCCTAGCTATCCGGTATAGCTGTGGGGTTCCAAGTCAATCAGAATCAATTTTAGATGCCCAAGAATTTAGGTATCATCGACGCCAAATCAGATGCTGTGTATGCGTCTGTTGGGTTTGAGAATGCCATTTAGTGTTAAGGTTAAGCCTTCATGCGGGCCTCGAATGCTGCTTGCTTTTCTGAAGCCGTAGCTTCGGGGTCCTTCAAGATGTCTGAAACGGGTTTACCGTTAAAGGTCTTGATTTTGCTTGAAGGAGATGGAGTTGCCTCGGTAGACTTATTGGTGCGTCTGAATTCTGAAAGGTGAGCCTTGCCCGCCTTAGAAGTAAGGTAGGTAGTCACATCAACTTTTAGGTTTTCAGCCTCGCCAGCCAGTTCTTGGAGTTCTGCGTCAGTTAAGTCGCGGGTTGCTCTTACGAAGGTGGTGACTGTGCCAAGGTCTAACCCAGGTTTCTCCGTGGGTAATGGTGTTTCCTTGAGCTTTTCTTCTGCCTTTTTTAATCGGGCATAGTTCTGCTCGGAAACTTCTGCCTTCTTTCTAAGTTCCTCCAGTTCGGCTTTAGAGATTTCGACATTGTCGTTCTCCTCTGGGGTTACTACAGGTTCATTTTGAGTTACCTGCTCCTCTGTTTCATTTTCCATTTTCTGAGTTTGGATTCTCTAATAAAGCGCGTTTGTGGATGCGGCGCCCCCCTTAGTCTATTCGTATACTTCCCCTACTTTTTGATGCGTTTGAGAAGGTTTGATTTTTTTGACAATCAACTCGTCTATTGCTCTACCAGCTAAAGATGCTGAGTTCTTGTCCTCATCACCCTTCCACGAGCGAGAATCGTGTATATAATCAATAACCCTCTTTAGGTAATCTGTCATATTTAAACCCACATCTGAGCCGGACAGGACTTTAAACATTGCCAAGTCTTGAGGTGTAAGTTTCATTAAATAGTTTGTGAGCTAGGCATACCCATTGCTTGTGGGGCTGCTAAAGAACCAGCTACCTGTGGTTGCATTTGTGGCTGGTCTTTTGATTGATAAGTAAGTCCAAGTTCTACTGGTGAGATTCCTCCCAGGCTTAATAGTTTGAAGATTAAAGAACGAGAGGTTGGGTCTTGGAGAGCCATTGGGTTCGTACCCGCGATTTGAAGAACCATCTGAACTAATTGAGATTTTACGGACACATCTGAAGATTCCCCTGTGATGTTGATATCCACCATGTATTTGGCGTTCTTCCAGAAGTTCTTTGGGATCTTTAAGAAGCGTTGTTTCTTTCCTTTCAACTTGTCTTTGACCTGCATACGAAGGAGTTCTTTCTGTTCCACAGAAGGGAACCATCCAGTCTTCTCGGTATATTTTATTATCTTCTCTCCTACGAGGGCTTCAGTAATGGCGTCGTCTAGGTAGTTAGACTCTTCGTCAGCGCAGGAGAATATCATAGTGTGCTCCTGAGCAGTGTCGGTGGCGAAGTTTGGAATGATGTCATCCATCAAAAGACGCTTGATGAATAGACCCATCTCCTCTCGTTTCCTTTCAAAGAAGGAGGAGGCAAGAGATGCTTGGAGGTTTGCCACCCCAAGAGGGGTACGAGAAGGAAGTGAGGCACCAGTAGTGATGTCTGAGGTAAATGTCTTTCTCTCAGTATTAGAGTCCCAGTTCTGGCGAGTCTCTTGGAACTGTGGAAGATTGCGAGCTTCGTTAGCAACAGGGTTAAGACCACTAGGAGTATAGAGAATGTTTCCTGGTTGGTAGTTGACGACAGTGTTCTTGCCTGAGAGTTCCTCATCTGCAGACCAAAATAGTGGTGTGGAGTGGATAGCGAGGGACTTTCTCTCAAGGTTCTCGGTTTCGTTTCTGGCGATTTGGTTGTCTTCGAGGTATTCAACATAACCAATTCCAAGAGCTGAACCTGGTACATGCTTCCATTTGAGTTCACGGTAGTTGTGTTCCTTAAGATCTTCTTCAAAAAGAACTACAGAACCCACCCAGTCAGTACCTCGGGTATTTATCTCAGATTCAACTGAGCGCTGTATGCCCCCACCTACACGTTTAGCCCAGAGGTCTCCCTTAACTTCTCGTTTCCAACCTTTCTTAGTCTTAGTAAAACAGTCGTAGATAACAAACTCATCCATCTCCCCTCTTTCAAGGAGTTTGGTGGTGTCCCATTCTTTTGGCATTTCGTCTGGGGTCATTGAATACACCTCAACAAAGTCATTGGTGACAATGCCTTTAGCCGACGGGTTATTTCGGAGACTTTGAAGAGGGACGTTAGTCCATCCATTCTTAGACTTTTTGATTACCAGGTGTCCGTAGATAGGCCAGGTGTGGGTGATGTCGTTTAATAATATGCCAAAATCTGAATCCTTGAGCCATTGCTTGAGTCTTCGTTGCATGAGGAAAACACGGAGCTCGTCGTTGTTGTGCTCTGGGGTGAGGATGATGTCTCTGGTGTCTAGGTCGATGAACTTGGTGGCGATGTCACAAGCTGGGGTGACAATGTTGTAGAAAAACTTTCTGAAGCCCTGAGCGTCGTACTTACCATTTTTAAATTGTGAATGGTAAAATCTGTCCACCATCTTGAGGACTTCGGATTGGTTGCGTGTCCACCCACCAGGCATTTCTACATCCTCGTAGAAAGACTGGATTAGTTTTCTTGTATCTTGGTCAGTCATTAATTGTACTCATAGTAAACTTTAGTTATTGATTTTTGTCGATTTAGAATATGGTTCTTTTGTCTATTGTTTAGAGGTTTGAGGTTCCAGTAGGCAAGCATCATGGCCATCACCCTGTCATCGTGATAAGGGTAAGGGGCACCAGCACCCTTCATTTTAGCCTCGTCAGACCATATGAATGAGCGAATTTCTTCTATGAGGTCTTCATCTCTTAGTTTAGGCCATTTGGCTTGAAAGAGTTTTTGCATATTTTCTATGAGTTGAAGTTTGGTGGCGTAGTTGGTTGAGAATCCCAGTTTATCTATTTTCTTTTGAATTCGTTTGGAGAATACCTCACGTTCGTAAATATGGTCGTATTGTTTTTTTAAGTCTTCAACGAGTGCCTGCCCAATACCCGTGGCCTCAGGGACAACTAAGGGTTTTTTCAGTTTGTTGTACATCTCGGTTAAGATGATGGTTTTAGCTGTAATGACGTGGGTAGGAACATATCCAGAGAAGGTGGCGGCGACCTCACCAGTGAATTTATCCACCGTAATGATAGAAGTGGGGTCTTCTGCCCCCGTTGAAGGGTCTATCCCAATCTGATATTCATGGTTTTGGGGTTCGTGGAAGATTTTTATGCCTGAAATCTCTCTGATGGGCTTTTTTGATATTAGAAACTGGTCTTTATCCACCTCTATTGGGAAGACTCGCCCATCAACCATGGTTTCCGTGTCCCAAACACCATATACAAAGCGTCTAACATACATATCCCCCTTAGTAAGCTGTTGTTCAATGAATCCTTCTGGCAGGTTAGCCTTATTGTCCATCATACCCGTCTCAATCAGGTGGGTTCCGGGCTTTGGTTTGGCCTTAAAGTGGGTGTATGCCCAGAATCTGGCTGGGTTAGTTGTGGCAAATCTCTGTCTAAAGGGAACGTTTCGGGAAATACGACCAGATAACTGCTCCCATAGGAGTTCATCCACCTCTTCAAGTTGGTCAATAGCCGCCCCACCGAGGTTGAGGCCTCTGATTTTCTGGGTGGCTTTCTTGGTATCGTCTCCTGAAACAGCAGTATCGAGCCCATAGAGTAATATTTGTGATTTATTAGGGAATTCTATGATTCCGGGGCCCACCTTATAGGTGTAGGTTCCTGGGGGAAAGATTTCTTGGATGGCTGGTATAAGGGTGGAGTCAATATCACTTCTGGATTTCCTTCCTAGGAGGATGGAGTTACCTGGAAAGAACATTGAAAGGAGATAGAGCTTTATAATGAGGGCGACGCTCTTGCCGGAACGATAACCTCCAGAGATAAGAAGTTCTGGGTCTTTATTGTTAATAAACTCTATTTGTTTGGGGGTTAGTTTGAAATCACCAAAAGACTCAATGATTACTTCTCCAGATAACCATTTCTTACCTAGATCTTCGTATTGTTTAAGAGTTTCTTCCATGATTTACGTTGTAATCAATATTAATCTATTTCATACCAGGTTTCTTCAACATCTTGTGATTCAGAGTGTTGGGCCCGCCCGGACTTACGAAACTCATAAGCCTTAACACACCGCCTAACATGCACACTATAAGGAGTACCCCATTCCTTGTATTTATTAAGCAAGGCTATAGTTTCTGGATCTAAGGTGAAGTTTATTCGTTTATGGTTGATTCCTCTTCTCATTACTCATACACACTAATGTGTATTAGTAGATTGGTCATTTTTGGAGTATATACATATATATAACTTAAGGCTCACAATAAAAATGGTTGCATCTACCCCCCCATGACTAGCTATATATAGATATACACCATGTCGCACAATACCTATTGTACGGCGTCCTGTATGTGTGGTGGGCTATCGGTATGTGGCTCTGTTAAGCCCTCTGGCGAGTGCAAGGAGCCGTTTCTTACACCTATGTTAAGGACAGGGACTGTGACTTTCACACCATCATCACTATCAAGGGGAACTCCTAAGTCTTTAGATAATGGGGCCAATACTTTGAGGGCTGTACTTAAGTCTTTGTCTTGATTTGCTATGTATCTTAGCCTTTTAAATACTTCCTCCCTATTCATACCTATAATACTGGCGAGGTCTTGCTTGGCGAGCTTTGTACTCTTACTATCTACTGTCTCTAATATCTCTCTTGCTTGAGCCTTTAGTGCGGATTGTACTATTTGGCGAGGGTTTTTGTCTGCATACATAGGAGAATAGCCAGCTTTTACTGCTGATGGCTTTACCTTATATCCATTCTTTGGTAACTCCTCTAGTAGTTTTTGGTGGCGGGGTTTCATTGTCATACACCTATTATTTACAATATAGGGTTTTTTGTCTTGTTTGGTGTGGTGTAATCTATTGACATATCTTCCTTATTGTCTTCTATTGTGGGGAGAATATGGCTCTACTTAGCCAAACTGTGTATAACTTCTATATATACTTCTTGATTATATTCCTATATTGTTTATAGTGTAGATGTGTCTAGATTATAAGTAAACATAATTTATGAAAGACCCAAATAAAACATTTATAGGCGGACTCGTTATCGGTTTCATTATTGGTGGGCTTGTGATGAATGTATTGATGGCGAATTGGATAATAGCAGTATTCGGCTAGTACTCTCACACTGTCCCTAACACTTAGGGCTAGTGATGAGGGCGAAAGCATACAGCGACAGATCTCAAGCAGATTAATAAGTAATAATATAAAAATATGGCACAAACACAAAACGACAAAGAAGCCTTAATCTGTACACATGGCGATTGCCAAGAGTTACAGACAGAAGATGGTGAGTTTTGCGAGAAGCATTATCCCTTGAAGGCATTAAACCTAACCAGAGAGGAAGTGAAGAATGTAGTCTATCACCTTGAACAGGATGAGGTAAGTATGACATCACAGGATTATAGCGAAAAGGACTACAACAAAGTGGTAGAAGAGTTATTTACAGACGAGTCATGTATTAAGTGTGGTAAAAGTGGTTCATTCCCTGACGGTATGTGTGAAAGGTGTTATAAAGAAAGAAATTAAAACTAACATGACAACTTACTACAACAGCGTTTTGGAATGCTATGTGGCGAGGGCTTACAAGTTAATAATAAACAAATGAAAATAGCAATAATCATAGCTTTGGGGTTGATCGTGTGGGCGATTTTGGCAAGACCGGAAGTTAATATGTGCCTAGTACCATAATGGAAAAACTAGAACTGGAAAATGAAAACCCATGGTGGGCAATAGTCATATTAGTAGCTATATTGAGCCTTATTCTGGTCATTGGGTGGTTATCCACAGAATTGATTGGAGGGGTATTGGAATATAATTTAGAAGGTGATAAGGTAGAAACATGGACAAAATAAAATTTATTAGAGCGGTGGTGAATGCAACCAAGGAGTGGGGCGATGCCAAAGCTCACCAAGGTTATATTCCTACCATTGAATTATTTGTGGAGGAGATGACAGAATACATTAATAAACTAGAAGCATTATGCAAAAAAGACTAACAGAAGAAGAGGTGATGTCTATACCTAGATTGGTTGATGAAGGGCGGGGGTTGAAACATGTGGCAGAGACTTTAGGAGTCACAGTACGAACCGTCTCCACTTGGATCAATCAATTAAGAGCGAAGGGACACACAATTAAGATTAAAAGGGGTGCTAAACCAATACTCAAATGAAAGTAAAATATCATATTCCCACAGAACAGTATGGTTTTGTGGAGGTAGAAGTAGAGGTGACAGGCGAGAATGTACCAGACTCATACAGTGATATTAAGGACTTATTCAGAAAGAAAGATGCCGGAGAGCCAGTTCAATAAGGTCTTAGACAGGTACATTCAAGAGAAAACATTGAGTTCAGAGGAGTTTGAGGCGTTAGATTCAAGACAGGTGGACATCATACAAACATTAAAAAGGGCTTATAAAAGAATAAATCATGCAAAACGACAATTGGGGATTCCCAGAAGAAAAGAAGGAAAGTGAATACTTTAATTTCAAGGAAGGCGAGACTAAATTAAGGGTATTAACCCGACCAGTAGCGGTGAAACAGTATTTTAGGGACGGACAGTATGTATTAGTTGATGAGAAGTACCAAGGACCTGAAAAGGCATCTACTAAGGGGTGGGCTTGGTGTGCTGTCAGACCAAACAACGAGATTAAGATTGTGAAATTCCCTTTCTCGGTGATTAAACAGATACAGGCGTTTATGGTGGATGATGAATATGCGTTTGAAGGGTTTCCTATGCCTTACGATTTGAAGGTGACAGTTACAGGTGAAGGTATGGAACGAAGATACTCGGTCATAGCCTCACCAAAAGTAACTCCGGTGACAGATGAGGAGAAAGCGGAACTTGAAAAGAAAACACCAATAGCACAAATTATTAACAAAATGAAGGAGAAGGCTGGTCTCTCTACTGGAATTGAATACCCAGAAAGAGATGAGGACGAGCAAATTCCCTTCTAACCTTAAAACCATGAACTTTGAAGACTATTTAAGACAAATACACGCCAAGCACTACAAAAGCATAGATGATGATATGCCTGACGCTTATGAAGCTTGGTTGGCGAGCTTGGATACGGTTCAGCTTATAGAATTGGCGGACGAGTTTGGTTTGGAGATCACCAAGGAGGTGAGAGAGGTTGTTAAAGATGAACTTATCAGATGAAACTCTGCTGGCACAAATACAGCGTAAACTTAAATAAACAATTATGAACATAATAAGACATGGAGAAGTTCTCCTAAAACAAATTACAAGCATTCCAAAAGGGGCTGTTCTTAAGGAAGAAACCCACAAGGCGATTATTGCTCACTCAGAAACCGGACACCACCATATCTTGGAAGTAAAAGATAAGGTAGATATGTCTAAGTTTAAGATCTACAGCTTTAATGGCGAAAACTATGTGGAAGTACTAGAAATCGCAGAATTATGGCACCAGAAGACTGGGAATGATACTCACAAATCCCACAAGGTTCTGCCAAGCTCTTACCAGATAATCATTAAAAGGGAGTTTGACTACTTTGGAAATGCAATTAGGAGAGTAAGGGATTAACATGAAGAAAATCACCAAACTTACAGCAGAACAAGAGGCACAAATACCCGAATACTTAGAAAAATGGATTCGGGTTGCCAGTAAACCCTTAGACAGAGAAAAATCAGTCAAAGTAACAAAAGAGCTATTTGGAGAAGATAAAACTGTTTTAATAGCGGAGTCAATTCAAAACGCAGTAGATGTTATTAAGTTTATTGTGGGTGATAAGAAGTTGGAACACAGCCCACAGCTTTACTCACAGCTTTACTCACAGCTTGGCTCACAGCTTGGCTCACAGCTTCGCTCACAGCTTCGCTCACAGCTTGGCTCACAGCTTGACTCACAGCTTCGCTCACAGCTTTACTCACAGCTTGACTCACAGCTTTACTCACAGCTTGACTCACAGCTTGGCTCACAGCTTGGCTCACAGCTTTACTCA